CAAGTGGCTCTGGTGGTACATCAGGCTCTTCTGGAATTGATGGTACGAGTGGAAGTAGTGGTAGTGGAGGAACATCAGGTTCTTCTGGTAGTTCAGGCTCATCGGGTACAACTGGTAGTAGTGGTACAACTGGCTCATCGGGTACATCGGGCACAACTGGTTCAAGTGGTACAACAGGAACTTCTGGTAAAGATGGTTCAGCTGGTACAAGCGGTAAAGATGGTAGTTCGGGTACATCAGGAACAAATGGTTCATCTGGTAGTGGTGGTACATCCGGCTCTGGCGGTATAAGTGGAGCTGGTGGTTCAGCTGGTACAAGCGGAACTGGTGGTACGAGCGGTACATCAGGTTCTTCGGGAACTTCAGGCTCAACTGGTAGTGGTGGTTCAAGTGGTTTGTCTGGGGCAGGTGGAACTGGAGGTTCTGCTGGTACAAGCGGTAGTGGGGGAAGTAGTGGTTCAAGTGGTACATCGGGTTCTTCAGGAACTTCTGGTAGTGCTGGTTCGGCTGGTACAACTGGTAGTGGAGGTACAAGCGGTTCTGCTGGTACAAGCGGTAGTGCTGGTTCAACTGGTTCGGCTGGTTCAGCTGGTACATCGGGTTCAACTGGTAGTGGTGGTTCGGCAGGTTCTGCTGGTTCATCAGGAACTTCTGGTAGTGGTGGTACATCGGGAACTTCTGGTAGTGGAGGAAGCAGTGGTACAAGCGGTAGTGCTGGTTCGGCTGGTACAACAGGTTCTGCTGGTTCGGCTGGTACAACAGGTTCTGCTGGTTCGGCTGGTACAAGCGGTTCAGCAGGTTCTTCAGGTTCAACTGGAACAAGCGGTTCGGCAGGTACATCCGGCTCAACTGGTACAAGCGGAAGTGGAGGAACATCGGGTTCTGCTGGAACAAGCGGTAGTGCTGGTTCGGCAGGGACTAGTGGTAGTGCTGGTACATCGGGTTCTGCCGGAACATCGGGTTCAGCTGGGACTAGTGGTAGTGCTGGTACATCGGGTTCTGCTGGAACAAGCGGAAGTGGTGGTACATCTGGTACAAGCGGAAGTGGTGGAACGGCAGGTACAAGCGGAAGTGGTGGTACGGCAGGTACATCAGGCTCTGGTGGCTCATCTGGAACAAGAGGTACATCCGGTAGTGGAGGTACATCAGGCTCAGCTGGTTCTTCTGGATTATTAGCATTAACTGGTACAACTGATAATGGTGTAATTACACTAAATGGTTCAGCTCCCAACGGAACTGTTGAAGCAAATTTAAGATTCGATGGTAGTACATTGACAGTAACTGGGGATGCTACAATTAGTGGTAACCTTACTGTAAGTGGTACTACAACATATATTAATACAACAACTTTAAACGTAGGTGATAATATTATTACACTTAACGCAGATATTGGAGTAGGAACTACACCAACTGAAAACGCTGGTATAGAAGTTAAAAGAGGTAATGCCGCAACAAAAGCATTTTATTGGGAAGAAGCAAATGATAGATGGTATGCTGATGATGGTCTTTATGTTGCTGGAAATGTAGTACTTACTGGTACAATAAACACAGGACAAGGAGCAACCGAAGTTTATTTAATGGACCAGAATGTTCGTACAACCGATGCAGTAACTTTTACTACCGTTAATACTGGACAAGGTGCTAACGAATTGTACGCAATGAATCAAAATGTTCGTACAACCGATGCAGTAACTTTTACTACGGTTGATACTGGACAAGGTGCTAACGAATTGTACGCAATGAATCAGAATGTTAGAACAACCGATTCTGTAACATTCGCAAACGTAACTTCAAACTTAACAGGTACTGCTGATAGAGCAGAAGCAGTTGATTCAAACGATACTAGAAATACAAACGATACACCATCAAGTAAAAATGCTGGAGTTTATTTTGACTTTAAAGCAAATAGTACAAACGGATTAAGTGATGGTGGTACATATAACGGACAAATGTTTTGGAGAAGTTATGGTAGTAGTACTGATTTAAGTGGCGGAGCTCCAATACAAATTGCATATACTGCAGCAGGTAGAATTTGGAGTAGATTAGGAACTGGGGCATCAACATGGAGTAGTTGGCAACAAATATTAAATAGTGTTGACCAAATTTACGCTTACAATATGAATCAGTATGTGAGAACAACCGATTCACCAACATTTGCATCTTTAACTCTTACTAGTGTTTTAAATCTACCAAATGCTGCATTGATTTCTGTTAATAGTGAGCCTGATACTTGGGGAGCTAGATTTAGAACAACAACATCAACAACTAATTTAGGTTCACAACTTAAAAATATTATTTGGACAGGTGGTGGTGCTAGTGAAGGATTTGCTGTAAGTGGAGTTGGTACTGGTGGTGCATCATTCGAAGTAGCAAACAATGGTGTAGCTTGGATAAAAAGTTCAATATATTCAAATGCAGGTGGTAATGGTGGTGCATTTTATTTATCAGATACTAATGCTGGTTTATATAGAGATAATACATATGATGTGATTTTACATCAAAGTAATTCATCTGGTAATGTATTATATTTAACGGGAGCTGGTGATGTGCGTGTAAATATAGATTCTAATAACAACCAAACGGATAGTAGATTTATAGTTGGTAATAACGCAATAAAAGCATCTAACGAATTATTTTCAATAAACGAAGTTGGTAGTGGATATTTTGCTGGAGCAATTAGAGCAGATGGTATCAATAACTATCCACATTCATTTACAAATACGGATGCTGGTTCAGTACATTGGACGGATAGAAATAGTAGATTATTGACATCTAATGGTTCTAACTGGGCAGCTGATGGTAGAGACCCAATAATGGCATTAGTTGGTAGTACCGCTTCAAGCGTAAGAGGTACGCTGATTGGATTGGCAATGCATAATGAAAATAATACTGATAATGCATTCTCTCCAATAATAGCATTTAGTGCTAGAAGTACAAGTGGTGGCTACAATTCTACATACGCTTCTATAATGGGTAGAAAGACCGGATATGGTTCTGGTTTAGATACTAACTGGAATAAAGGAGAACTCCATTTCTACGCACATGGTAACTCATATGTAGCAAATACTGCAAACTTAACAATAACTGGAGATTACACACAAGAAGCAAATTCATTCAGAGCACCTATATTTGAAGATTCAAATGATACTGGGTATTATGTAAATCCAGCATCAACTTCAAACTTAAATCAATTAAATGTAAGAGGGTGGTCAGTACGTGATACTGCTACATTTAGTGTTGTTGCTGGTAGATGGTACACAATAGCAACTAATGGTGGTACTAGAGCAATGGCTACGTTCCACATTTGGGATTATGAAAGTGGATTACATGGTTCAATGAAATTTAATGCTGGTATATCATTTGGAGGAGTTGCTGATATTACAATGCTTGGTAAGTCTTGGTATAGTGCCGGTGGTGTATTCAATGAAATAAGAATTAGAAGAAGTGGAACATATGATACTCACTATGTACAAATTTATATAAATTATACTGGTACTCTTTATGTTGCAATGACTGATAACTATCAAAGTGCTGGTTGGACTTTGGGTGATGGTGGTTTTGGTGACCCTGGTTCTGCAACTGCTGCACAAATAAATCCGAATTCATATCCCGGTCTTGCAACAAATAATAGTATATTCACTGGTGGTACAATGTACGCATCAAGTGAAGTATATGGTACAATATTCAGAGATACAAATGACCCAACAAGTTATTTTGTAGACCCTAACGGTAATTCTCGTATATGGTATTTAGGAATTCAAAATGCACAAGGTGGTGGTGGTTCTAACGGAACTGTTGGTTTGAAATTCGGTGGACTTGGTGATTATCCTTCTTTAGAGCTTGGTATAGTTGATAGCTATGATGGTATGATTCGTAGTTATGGTAATGATATAAGGTATTATTCAGGACATTGGAGAAGTATTGGTAATACGGCATCTGAAAACCACTCACATTATTGGTACACATCAAGAGTAAGTAGTACTGACTGGAGTACCGCTAAAATGAGATTAGACCACGATGGTAGACTTTATGTATCAGGTCCTATTACAGCAGGAATGAGTGCAAATAGTAAAAGTGGTGGTATAGGTTTAGTATTAAACGATGGTTCTTTAATAGTAAGAGCTGAAGGTGATAACTACCATAAAATTTGGTATTATGATGGTATTGCATTTGGTACAAATAATGCACATGGTATATTCCGTTTTTATGGTGAAAGTAATACTCAAAGAAATAACTCAACTGGTGGTGATAACTTAAGATTCTCAATAAATTCAACAAATGGTGTAGCAATATCATATGGTGATATGAGAGCACCTATTTTCTATGACCAACAAAATACAGGATTCTTTGCAGACCCTAATGGACGTTCTCGTTTTTCATCAATAGATTATGGTGATGGTAGTTACTATTTAGCTGGAGGTAGTTGGGGTTATAGACACAATACTCCGTATGGATACATAGAATTTGGACCTGCAAACTCTGGACATGCTCACATTTATACTGATAGAAGTAACTTCTACTTCAATGTGAATGAGATGTACATGAATGGGTATAGAATATTGAAAGAGGATTATTGGAATGGTAATAAATATTTTGGTTCTGATGGTACTATATACGCAACAATTTTTAGAGATGCTAATGATGGTGGATATTATGTAGACCCAAATGATAGTGGTAACTCTGGAAGATTTAGAGGTGGTACTTTACATGGACCTAACCCAACTTGGGGAGCTTATTTATATGTTGGTTCAAATGGTAGAGTAGATAGTTGGGCATCTGTTGTAACAACAAATGGTAACTTACACTTAGACCCAAGAAACGGATATACTACATATCTTAACTGGTATGCTGGTGGACCTGTATATATTGAAAACGCAGCATACGCAACGATTTACTACGATAGAGATAACAGTGCATACTATTTCGGAAGTGGGCAAGGTGATGCTAGATTTAACTCTGTAGCTTCAAACAACCATTACATTTATGCTGGATATATGTTATATAGTGATAGTGGTGGATGGACTGGTGAATATAATAAGATTCAATGGCATAGCTCACATACATACTATCAGGTAATTAATAATGGTTATCATATTTTCCGTTATGGCGGAGATGGTTTAGAATCTCACCAATTGGCTAGAGACGGAAACTATTGGAATAGATATATGGGTTGGATGTCCAACTATATGAATCAAAACGTAAGAACTGATGCGAATCCTACTTTCTATGATTTATATGTAAACGGATGGTTTAGAAATAATACAAACGGACACGGACTTTATAACCAAAGTAGAGGAATGCACTGGTACACCAATAATGGATATTGGAAATCAGCTGGTGGTGGATATGGCTATGGTGGTATTCAAATGTATAATAACTATGAATCGGATAGTAGAGGATATTGTGGATATTGGGATGGTTCTGGTTTTGGTATGTTGAATAACTCTGGTAACTGGCAAATTCGTATTGAATATGGTAACGCTCATATGGAGTTGTATCGTATTACTTACGGAAATGATTTTAGAGCATATATCTACTATGATAGAGATAATACTGGATATTATTGTGACCCTGCTTCTACAAATAGATTAAACTTTGTAAACGCTAATAACATATACATCAATGCAGGGCATATGTTGTATAGTGATTCTGGTGGATGGACTGGTGAATACAATAAAATTCAATGGCATAGTGCTCACACATATTATCAAACGTTAGCAAATGGTTATCATATTTTCCGTTATGGCGGAGATGGTTTAGAATCTCACCAATTGGCTAGAGACGGAAACTATTGGAATAGATATATGGGTTGGATGTCCAACTATATGAATCAAAACGTAAGAACTGATTCTGGACCTACATTCCAAGAGGTTTATGCAAACGGATGGTTTAGAAACCAAGGCGGTGGTGGTTTATACCAACAATCTTATGGTGGACACTTTAGAACCAACTTCCAATCATCATATACTCCTTGGGAAACATTTGGTTACTATCGTTCTGGATATGGTGGACAAAACTTTAATGACCCTTCTGGTTATCACAATAACTTGATGTTTGAAAGTGGTAATGGAGGTATTTACAATCAGCAATTTGGTTGGACATTCTATTATAGTAGACCTAACAACTGTGCTTCTTTCGATTCTACAACATATGGATGGGTAGCATTTAACGTACAAAGGGGTGCTTCTAGATTCCGTAATTTTGTGAATCTAAATTATAACGCTGATGGTAACTTAGATGTTTTAGGTGGATTTGGATTATATGTTCGTTCATCTGGTGGATATAACCTTGTAATGCAAACTGATGGATATAACAACGTATATTGTTTAAATGGTGGAGGTTCATATGGTGGTGTAGTATTATATCCATATTATTATGGTTGGAGTGGTTATTCTGATGCTAGTGTTAAAAATATACATGGTGTAATTGTCAATGTTCTTGATAAAGTAAATCAACTAACACCTATCTATTATACATATAAAATACATTCTGTAGACCCGGAATATGTAGAAGATACTAAGATTAAAATGGGCTTTACGGCTCAAAATGTCCAAAGTGTTTTTCCTGAATTAGTAAGAACAGATGAAAAAAGTGGATTACTAACACTTGCTATGGAATCTTTAATACCTGTACTTGTACAATCTGTTAAAGAATTAAGAAATGAAATTAATTTCTTAAAAGCACAAAATGAATATTTATTAGATAGAATAGAAGATTTAGAAAACAAATAATTTATGGCATTAACAATTAACACACCAATCGGAACTGACAGAGGCTTAACAAATAATGCTTATGTTAGAATAAACGAATATAGAGTTCTTAAAACAGGAGAATGTATATTTGATATTCATATTTATAAATCAAAAGAAGATGCTATTATAGCTGATTCTAATATTGCTACATATGGAAAATCAAATCACTTAACTTGTATGAGTTTGGAAATTGGTAAAGAACTTAGAGTTGATTTATCTAGAGAAATAGTAAAGACTGTAACAATACCAACAGAAACACCAACTACAGCTATTGTAACAAAAACAATAGGTAGTGGGGATAGAATGAAATCATATACTGTAACTGAAAATTCAATAGAAATGCAAAGTCGTACTTTTGAAACTACGTTAAAAGTTGCAGATTGGACAACTTTGGAAAATCATAACATTTTTGAATTTGGATATGCTATGTTAAAAGATAAATTAGTTCAATTATATGGTGATGAAAATGTAATTGATGACCATACAATAGCAGCTGGCTCTGGTCCATTTGCTACCGAATTATCGGTAGATATTGCTGCTAGAAGGGCTGGGCATATTGATAGTGTTCCACCACAATCATAATTTAGAAAAAACTAATATTTATTAAAAAACAAATAAGATGATTATTTTTGTAGAAGAAAAAAATGTATTGGGTAAAACAATAAACACAATCTTTACTAACATATTACGATATGATTTGAATGAAGATGATTGTGTACTTAGATACGAACTTAGATATAGAGACCCTAATAGAGAGTCTGTAGCAGTTCCAGACACAAATTTAGGAAATGGTGAATGGAAAGTACCAACCAATATATTAAATTCTTGGAGTGGTAGCAATTACTATTTAGCTCAACAAATGTGTTCTGATTTGGGCTTCACTCCATATAGTGGTTCTTTAGGATAATAAAATAAAAAAATAATATACAATGGGATATACATACGAATGGAAAATAAAAGGCCTTAGAAAAGGAAATAGTACTGATGTAAGCGATGCTATTATTGGTACACAATGGACTGTAACCGCAACTGATGAAGTTGGTGATGGTATTACTGGTGAATTTAATGGTGCAACTCCATTTGATTTACATACAATAAATACTGGTAGTTTTACACCATTTTCTGAATTAACAGAAGAGCAAGTAATTGGTTGGATTAAAAATACTGTTAGTGGTTCAAATAAAGCAACAAATTATTGGGACCATATTGAAAGTAGAATTGTTAGAGATATTACAGCAAAAAGAGGTAGTTATTCTAATTTATTAGAAGATGAATTACCTTGGAAACCAAATCCTACCACTTATAATGGACCTCATGGTAATGGTGGGGCTTAGTATTTATTATTAGAATTATTAAATTTAAATGTCCAATTCACTTATTTATAAACAAATTTGTGTTTTGGACATTTTCTTTATATTTATATAGGTAATTATATAGGACTTTCTTAATTACAAATTTAAAATACAAATTGTAGAAATAAAATGGCAGAAAGAATCGTATCACCCGGCGTATTCACAAGAGAAAATGACCTATCCTTCTTAGCGCAAGGAGTAGGAGAGATTGGAGCAGCATTTATAGGACCTTTTAAAGAAGGACCTGCATTCATTCCAACCATTGTGAGAACTCAATCAGAATTTGAAGATATCTTCGGAACACCTGATGGAACTTATTATACTGAATATGCAGTACAAAGATATTTGCAAGAAGCTGGACAAGCAACTGTAGTTAGAGTAGCTGGAACTGGAGGTTACACTCAAGTAGCTCCTTTAGCAATATTCGCTAGTGGTTCTCAAAATCAATCTTTAGGTACTAAATTGATTGGAGTATTATACTCTACATCTACTGGATATCAAAATTTTGGTTTTACTGGAGCAACTGTTGCTAGTAATTTAGCATTAGATGGTTCATTCGCCTTATCTGCATCTTTCTTAACTCCGGTATCGGCATCGATTTTACCAACTGATACAAATGATTTAGCAGATGTATTTGGTGAATCTCCATTTGGTAGTAAGCAAGCATATGTTTTTAATTATTATGAAAATATGGCCGGTAACTATACTGGTTCGGTGACTAGTAATATTGTAATTAGTGGAATAGCATTACCTACGCAAGATTATACAGGTGGTAGTGCAGATGCATACTCACAAGCAATTACTCCGTGGATTGTTTCTCAAAAAGATACTAACAATTTAAGAAGTAATCTTTTCAAATTCCATACATTAGGACATGGTGATATTTATAACACAAAATATAAAATTGGTATTTCAAATATTAAGGCAGCTGGTGAAGATGGGGCAACTGATTATTCTGTATTCACTGTAACTGTTAGAAGTTATTCTGATACTGATAAGAGAAAGAGTGTAGTTGAAACTTACAATAATGTAAACTTAGACCCAACATCTACTAACTATATAGCTAGAAGAATTGGTGATAGATATATTACTATTGATTCTGATGGTAAGATTACTGAAAATGGTGATTACTCAAACAAATCAAAGTACATAAGAGTTGAAGTAGCTGAGGCGGGTTCATACCCAATATCAGCAGCACCATTTGGACATGAAGCATATACAAACCCTGTTTATTGTGGTAACACAACTTACGCAGGAGAAATACCTCCGGTAGTTTACCAAACTGGTTCGGCTGATAACACATCATCATCTCCAATATATTATAGTGGATTTGATTTTAGTAATATGGATAATGTGAATTACTTAAAACCAATTCCTGCTAGTGCAGAAACTGGAGCAAACGTATTATTCGCATTTGATTCTCAATTATCATATCAAATGACTGGTTCATCCGCAGTTGATATGGTTAAAAGACAATTTGTATTAGGATTCCAAAAAGGATATGATGGAATGAACCCAACAACTAAAAAAGCTAAAGCTGGTGATATTGGTGTATGGGGAGCAGCAAATACGCAAGGATTTAACTGTTCAACTGGAGTATCAATAGGTACAACGGCTTATTACAAAGCAATTAACGCTGTATCTAACCCTGATGAGTGGGATATTAACTTAGTAGCAACTCCTGGTATTGTAAGAAGCTTACACCCATCGGTTACTTCTAAAGTAATTGATATGGTTGAAGATAGACAAGATTGTTTCTATATCGCTGATTTCAACGATTATAATGATTCAATTACTGAAGCAACTGAGCAAGCAAATTCAGTAGATTCAAATTATGTAGGAACTTATTATCCTTGGGTTAAGACAGTTGATAACAACACAAACAAATTAACTTCAGTTCCACCATCAGTATTGATGCCGGCTGTATTCGCTTCTAACGATAGATTAGCAGCAGAATGGTTCGCACCTGCTGGTTTGAATAGAGGTGGTATTAGTGGAGCAGTTAGTGTATTGAATAGATTAACACACTCTGAAAGAGATACTCTATATGAGAACAAAGTAAACCCAATCGCAGCATTCCCTGGACAAGGTATTGTAGCATTCGGACAGAAGACATTGCAAGATAAG